GCCTGATGCAACTCGACCGTCAGGCCGAACAACGCGCCGATCGGATCAAACGGTGAGTCGGTGAGTGTATAGATGTGCGTGTACGGATCAACGCCTGCGTCGGCAGGCGCAGCGCCGAAACAGTGCTTCAGCAACTTGCCCATGCCGTCGTAGACAGCGGGGATGTGCAGCTCCATCTCGCCCTTTTCGACGCGAGTGAAAGGCTCGGTGTTGTCGCGCAGCCCCAGGTACGCGACCGGGTCCTGCGGCACGATGTGATCAGCCCGAGATTCGGCATACGGACGAGCGAACTGCGTGCGCGCCACAGGCGTCGACCACGCAGTCTCGTCTCCCCAGCCGCAAAAAACGTCGTATCCACTCATTCGCTCTTCTCCTCAACAGCAGCCGGTGCCGTCGTTCCTGGCTTTTTCTCCCAACCGCCGCGCGCCAGCAGCTCGTCGGCTGTTTTCTTGTCAACGTCCAGGCTGTCACCGCGCTTGATCCGCGTGTTGTCGCCCATCATCACCGTCGCTCCCGATCGATACAGCTTCATCTTTCCTGCTCCCTATGGTTGTGCACGTGGATGACGGTAGACGACCAACACATCAATGAGCGTCTGCATAAGGCCGAGTGCTGCCGCCTCTTTCTCTTCGATCCTGTTGATCAGAACGACGCGTACGTCATCGACAAAGTCGAGCCCGATAAACGTGCCGACCACCACGGACTCCAGCGCCTTTTCGATGTCGGCTGCCACGTCGTCGCACTGCTGGTGTGCAGTCGGACCCTCACACGTCAGCAAGAGCGGGAACCGCAGCATGCCGTGCTTCTTGTGCATCGCCGACTGTCCCTTTTCCTCGTCGCCGAAACCAACAATCACAGCCGGGAACGACGAGATCGCACGACGCGACGTCTTGTCGGCCGTCACTTCGCCGATATCGACGCTGTACCCGCCACCAGTCGTGATCACTTTCAGTCGCTCGACCAGCGCCTCACGGATGCGGCGACGCAGCGAGTCAGCCAGCTCCATCACAAAGCTGTCGAACTGCAACATCGCTTCCCATCGTGCATCGTCGAAGTCCTGCGGGCCGACGTAGTCAGGCAGACCCCACAACGACACGAGCTGCTGACCAGGCACGACATCAAAGCTGAAAGGCAACCAGTCGCCTGCCGGATCAAGCAGCGTGTTGACTGCCAAAAATCGCGGAACGTCGACGCGCCCACCAGTCATCGTCAGATAGCTGAGCCGCACTTCTTCGATTTGTTGGCCATCTGGGACGTTGTGCAGGCTGGCGAGATTGAAGTGCCCATCAAACAGGCCCATACGGAACTCGATCATACCAGTCGCGTCTCTGGTCGGGTCTGTTGGCGCAGACAACGTCGTGCACCGAGCCCAAAAACTGACGTGGTGCAGCAGGCCGACGTGCGCAGGCTCGATCGTGACGTGCTGACCGAAACGGCCGATTGCTGTGCCGGGCGTGCGGTCGTACTCAGAATCCTGAATCCACGCACCGTCGTACGCATCAACGATCGTCTCACGATCGGCACGTGCGCTGCGCTGCCAGTTGCCCGACGTCTCGGGTAGACCAAGCTCAAAGCTCGGGTCGTTGATGAGGTTGTCTGCACTCAAGGATCGGCCCTCGTGTGTCGGTACGTGATCTCGACTTCCACGACCCACTGCAGCATCCCGAGCGCGGTCGACTGCTTCTCGTCTGCGGGATCGATCAGAATGACCGTCACTTCGTCGACGTAGCCGAGACTCAAGAACTGCCCACCCACCTGCGTCTCCAGCGCCTTTTCGATGTCGGCCGACAGATCGTCGTTCTTGTCCTCTGCACCAGGCTCCTCGCAGAACTGCACCATGCGCAGTGTCAGGATGCCTCTTTTCATGTGCATCGCCGCTTGCTCTTTCTCCTCGACTCCGTAGCCGACGATGACGGCAGGGAACGCACTGATGTCGCGCCGTGACTTCTTCTCGTCCGTCACTTCGCCAATGTCGCTGTTGTAGCCGTTGCCGGTCGTGATCGTCTTCAGCAAGGCAACAACCGCATCGCGGCAAGCTCGTCGTCGCGCGGCCATTAGAACGCCACCACCTTTGTCGAGCCGCCAACGATCCGCTCAGCTTGTTTGCCTTTGCGCTGCACTGCGTGTACCATAAAGACCCCACCAGGGACGATGCCCCCACCCACATGCTTGAAACCGCTGTCGAGAAAACGACCGTAGAAGCCCTTCATCGTGTAGAACACACGGCCCGAGTAGACGATCGCCTTGTCGGTCGTGTGCTTGTTCCTGAACATCCGCGCACCGATGCCACGCCGCAGCAGGTTGCCGGTCTGCGCGATCGTGCCAGACCGCACCTGGTTGCGCGCTTCCTTCTGCAGCAGCCGTAGCGCTTTCTTCATCGTCTTGCGTAGCTCTTTCTTGTACTGTTTGTTCGACTCGTCCATCGCTGCATCCGCAGCGCCCCAGCCAACCCGTGTCATCGTCATCGCAAAAAGAGGCAGAGGCATCACGCCCTCCGATGCTGGTACATCTGGAACACGCGCATCGCGGTGTCCGGGATGTCGAAGCGCACGCCAGCGAGACTGCCCTCCTGGTGGCTTTCACTCGTGAGGTGCAGCAGCTTGCCCGACGCGCGCAGCATCGAAAAGCCAACGCACTCGATCGCTGCCCATTCCAAATCGCTCGGTATCGTGGCGTAGCCGGTGTCGTAGATCACCTGCACGGACTGTGGTGCTGTCGGCCAGCAGCCACCATCGACGCGCTCGATGATGCCACGTCCCAAGTCAGTGATGTAGTCGGTGCCCGACACCAACAGCTCGTCTGCGCCATACACGCGCGGCAGTTCCTCGGACACGTGGACCGAATCGATCTCCGTGACGGGAAAGCGATCGAGCATCAGACAACGAACGCCACCACCATCGGCCTGCGTCAGTTCGGTGAGCGCTGTTGCCGCGAAAAACTCGCGATCACAGAACGTCTTCGCCCAGTCAGTCACGACGGGAAGCAGCATGTCGATGCGCACATCGTCGTCTATCGACACGGTATACGTGCCGGTTTGATCTTTCATATCGAGAGCCTGACGCACTGCAAGACGCGTCGTCAGGTACGGGCCAACAGCAGCAGCGAAGCCGGATTCGACCTCGACCTGGAACTCCGCAGGCGTTGTGACGTGCGACGCGTGCGTGATCGCCAGGATGTACAGCCCGATGTCGACCGTAGGAGTGAAATCGACCCAATACTGACCGCCGCTGATCTCAAGCACGGTGACAGACTCAGCCGCTGCGACGAGCGTCGCGCCGACTCGTCTGTTGAGCGAGATCGTGAAGCTACCAGTCGTCAGCCCTGTGACCGGATCACCAAACGTGTCGGTCACTGTGAAAAGGCGACGCACCAGCTGGTTCAGTTGTCCTGGCATCTCTGCTTCTCCCTATGTGGCGAGCCCAGCCGAAGCCAGGCTCGCCACGACCTAACAGAAAACACGCTCAGTCTGCGGCACGTTCCGGCTCTGCGGCCGTGCGCACGAGCGTCGCGCTTCCAGCTTCTACCAACGACATCGCTTGTGCAGTCGGTAGCTTGATCCGCCCACCAGCGGCACACGTGCCCAGTGGACCAGCGTACGTGGTGTTCATCTGGACCATGACGCCATCTTCGACCGGAGCCGGTGCATCGCGAATCGGTGCAACAGCAGCGGCCTCGTCAGGCTTCTTCCTCTTCGCCACGATCTACGCCGTGCCTTCAGCAGGCGAGGCGTGCGTTTCGGAGCCGATGACCGTCGCCGCATCGTGAGTGACGGGCATCTTCTTCGCACCGTACTGGATCGCGATGACGCCATCAATCACGCAGTTCGCGGTCGCGCGTTCGAACACAGGCCGCACGTAGCGCTCGGTCGGCCGGTAGATGTCGAGCACGACGCAGTCGTCATCGTCGCTGTCGGCGAACGACACGAGCGAGCCGAGCAGATCGGCCGCATCGCTCATGTTGGCGATCGCGCCTTGCTGCGCTTTCAGCCCCGACACACTCGACGCGGTGATCGTGCCCGCCTGTGCGATAAACAGAACGCCTTCGTAGTTCTGCATGTCGATGATCGACCCGTTCTCGTCGGCCGAACCGGCCGCGACGGCCAGCATCGCACGGGTGACTTTGACTTGTCCATTCAGCTGTTGCATCTGTCTCTCTCCTTTCCTTGGTTGCTTGGCTTACGCCAGCGTGACTCGTGCGAACGCCTCTTCCAAAACAGGCATCGCGTCGGTTTCCATGCGGCCGATGAACCCGACCTGGTTCGCTTCGGCGTACAGCTCAACGAGACGCTGCAGCGTCATATCAAGCGCGTCAACGATGTGGTAGAAGCTGAAATCGCCGACGATCCCAACATACAGGCCAGTCGTGAACGTGTTCGGCACGTACTCGCTCATGAAGAACGGGCGAGTCAGGATCACACCCGGCTCACCACCAGACAGGCCAGGCTGCCAGATGTAGTCGTTGTCGACACCTTTGAGCTTGCGGATGTTGCGAATCGCGTCGCGGTGGAAGCCCCACGTCGCACGCGCCTGGTACTGACCTTTCAGTGAGTACAGCGCGTTGATCAGGCCATCACCCGTGATCGCGGTCGAGGTGTTGTCGGTCGCCATGTCGCGACCGGAGCTGACTCCATCGGCCGACGCGATGAACAAGCCAAGCGGCTGATTCGATCCGGTGCCGAGCAAGAACGCCTTCTCATGTGTGACGCCGAACTTGTAGCCGAGTCGGTTGCGCACGAGCGCTTCGACACCGAGCGGCGACTGTCGCATCAGCTTGCTGCTGACTTTGATGCGTTTGGCCACAGGGTGCGGCGACAGCTCGCGCTTGCCGAACGCCATGGTGCTGTCTTCGCTGCCGGTGCCAAGCTCGCTGGTCCAGTCAGCATCGGCCGGATCGGCATCGAGTGACGCCTGTCCAAGACTCGCTGCGCTGGTGAGCTGCATCGTCGTCGCAAGAGCACGCACGTGCACGCTGTCATCGAGCGACTGGATCAAGCCCGCGACGAACTCCTCCGGAGGAACAACGTATCCGCCAGCCGTGCCGACGTCAGCCTGCAAAGCACGCTGTTGCAGTGCCGGTCCATACTGACCGGAGATGCAGAAGTTGCGGAACTCCTCGCAGTAAGCAGTGACCGCACGCTGTTCCGCGTCGGCGTTGCCCGGCTCGGGATTCGGGTTAGTGGGATTGGACGCACGATGCTCGTTGAGCGTTTCCTGCATCCGCGATTCGCGAGCTTCCAACGCTTCGCGCCGAGTGATCTCGTTCTCGGTCGTGGTGATGTCAGCCTCGATCGCGTTGTACGAGGAGTCTTCCTCGGTCGTCAGCGCTCGTGACTCACCATCAGCCTTGTCGAGAACGGCACGCAGCTTGTTCGTCAGCTCGCCGAGTTTTTGTCTCAGTTCTCTTACGGTCACGGTTCCATCTCCTATGGTTGTTTGCGTACGCTGTTGGGTGTGGTGTTTGGCCCGCGCAAGAAAAGCTCCCCATCGACAGCGTACCTGTTAGCTGCCAAGGTAGCCGCCTCGACTCTGCGCGCGGTTGCCTTGATCGTAGGACCCGACGCTCTGGCCGATCCCGTACCAAGAAAAAAACACGCTGTGGCTCTGCGTGTCAAGAGTTCCGCTCGATCAGCTTGATCCGACGCGACAGGTGATCGAGCCGAGCACGCACCTCCAACTCGATCCGTTCGACGTCCGTGCGTAGCGACGCTTCGAACGAGTCGATCACGACCTGTGGGTCTGCGCCCATCGACCGCATCGCCAACATGCGCTGCGCAACGCCGATGTCGGTGTTCGGGTACTGAGGGAACGACACCGGGCTCACATCGAACAGCTGCACCGACTCTAGCGTGCGGATCTGCTCGCCATCCTGCGTCTCCCAACGATCGTCCTGCGTGAAAAAGCCGAAGCTCATCTCGCGCACGTCGCCACGCTCGATCGATACGACCGCATCGCGACCAGCCTGCGTGTCGGGCAGGTCGATCTCGACGTTCAGACCACGATCGTCCTCGGTCAGCGTCAGCGTCGACGGGCTCGCCGTGTTCCGGCCAAGCACAATCGAGGAATCGTGCATCCACAGCGCGCGGATGTCGTCGTTCTTGATCGACTCTTTGAACGCGCCAGGGTCGATCTTCTCGCGGAAAAAGAACAGAGGGTGCGACAGCGTGTCGAACACGGCAGCGTGCCCGCGCAGCACGTGCCCCTCGCCCGATTCGCGCTTCTCAAGCCTCAAGCCCTCGACAGCATACGACCGGTTCTCGTATCTAGCTTTCTTCTTCGACATCAGCATCCTCCAGGTCGAACAGCGACCGCGCGATCACTCGCACCTCGACTGCTACGTTGTGACTGTTGATCTGTCTCTCGATATCCTCGCCCGTCATGAAAGCAGAACGCTCACTGGCCGCATCACGCACCGACATCGAATACACAGCCAGCTGCTCTTCGACGTCGACGTCTGCACCAAGTGCACGAGCCGCCTCAACCGCAGGACGCAGCGCGTCGCGGATGTACGCGTCGTGCGTTGAGTAAAAATCGGCGTAGCCTGCCTGCTTCGCTATGGAACGCGCGACGACCTTTGCTTCCTTGCGCTGGCACCGTTGCAACGCTTCGGCCAGGATGCCCTCGACCGCACGCACCGCATCTGCTGGCGCAGTCGTTGTTGTCGTTGTCATGTTTGTCGGCGTGAGATAGATGTCGCCCTGTCCGTCATCGAGCGGGTTCATATTCTCAGTCTCGCGGATGTCGTCAGCACTGAGCCAGCCCCACTGCCGACCGGCTGCATACAGCAAGCTGCGCTTTTCTGAGTCGCCACGTAGCAAGCCGTCGACCGTGTGTTCGGCGAAAAAGCGACTACCGACACCGTACACTTTCCTGTTGTACTCTTGCTCGTACCGCACGATCCACGGTCGCAGCGTGTCAGTGACGTGCTCAATGCTCTGATGCTCGATGTTGGAGAACGTAGCGCGATCGAGTTCGGCCAGCTTGTGCAGCTGCATGCGATACCAACGCGCGACCTCCGCGATGCTGAACTTTCGGCTTTGCATAAACTCCGCATCCTTGAGCGGCATGCCGACCTCGTTCCACTTCGCGCCTTCCTCCAGGATCGCCATGCGATGCGCGTTTGCTGAGCCCTGATGTCGACCCTCCCAACCTTTCTTCAGTCGCTCGTACGCTGGATCACTCATGCGCTTCGGCACTTCGATGTAGCCACCAGGCCGAGCACCGTTGCTCCAGAACGACGCGTTGCCCTGCTCAAGAGCGAGCGCAAGACCGATCGTCTGCCGCGCCATGTGGACGACGTTGTATCCGGACAGCCCGTCCCAGCCGAGCCCGTGCACGTGGATGACTTCCCACTCTTCGAACACGTCCTCCTGCCCGTCTTCTGTTCGGACGTGGAACTTGTACGATCCGTCCTCGTGCTGTTTTTTCTCCGTTCGATCAGGTCGCAGCAGCCAGATCGCTTTGACCTTCATCGACCGAGAAAACTCGATCCACGCGTAGCTGTTGCCGGTCAGCAGCGCGTGATGGAACTGCGCTTCTCTCATCACCATCGCCGACATCTGCGGATTCGGCTGCTCGTTCGCGATGACGTACGACGGATGTTCGGTCGCTGGCCGCTTGCCTCGCGGTGACAGCCTCTCATACGCTTTGAACGGCAACGACGAGATGTCCTCCGCGATGATCTTGTTGCACGCGTACACAGCACTCAGCCCCATGGCCGTCGACTCGTTCACTGTCTGTCCAGCCCACGACTGCGCACCACCTGTCATCCAGAGCGGAGGATCGCGCAGGCTGTTTGCGTAGGTTTGGGCCACCGCGCGGAACGCCGTCATCAGCATCGACTTCATAAGTATCGCACCTCTTGCTCATCGTACACAGAGCCCTCGTCAACGTTCACCAACGCGCGGCCTAACGCCATCGCCAAAGCAACCATGCCGTCGATCCGCTGCGTGCTTTTCTTCTTGCATGGCGACCAGTTGTCGTTCGAATCCTTCCGTACAGCCATGCTCTTTGCCATCCACCGCAACACCGGGTGATTGCCGTGGTAGAGCCGTCCATCCTCGACCAAGCCGACCATGTGCTTCGTCGGCTCACTCATCGTTTTGTACCCCTGCCGCATCTCGACCGTCGTGATGCCGTCCTTGTCTTGCAAGTTCGACTGGATCGCAGTCGCGTTCCACGAATCGAAGCCAACCTCCTCGACGCGGAACAAGCGATCGAGCTGGTTCACTCGCTTGCGTATCGCGTCCTGGTCGACCAGGTTGCCCTCAGTCAACTCTAAGTGCCCGTCCTCCGCCCACAGATCGTACGGCGCACGATCGCGACGCACACGCGCAGCCAGATTCTCGGCCGGTAGCCAGAAGTACGGCAACACGAGGTAGCCGCCGTCGTCAGCACGGAACACAGCAACCAGCGCAGTGATATCGAGCTTCGACGACAGGTCCATGCCGACGTAGCAGATCTGACGGCGCAGAGCGATCGCATCAACAGGCTGCGTGATCGCGTCCCACTTGATCATGTCGATGACCGTCTCGACTGTGTCCTGTGGCTGGTTGCAGTGCAGACGCCTGAACGTCGCCTGGTAGCGCCTGTTGCGCTCTGCCTTTGCACACTCGGTGCGTAGATAGTCGAGTTTGACTGACACGCCAAGCGACGGATTCGCCTTGAGCCACGTCTCCTCTAGCCGCCAGTCGTCTTTCTCCGCCGCCTCGTAAATCGCGGCGTAGAACGTGTCATCGCGGATGCCGTTTTCTGTGTCGCCCGCTCGATACGCCAGCACTTTCTTCGCGTAGTCGTACTGCTGCCACCACAACGACTCAGTGTCGCTACCGATGCCAGCCGTCGTGATCATGACGACGAGGGGCTGCCGACGAGCGGCAGTCCCCATCGCCAGTGTGTCGAAAAGCTCTGCGTTCGGCAGAGCGTGCAGCTCATCGACCAGGATGCCATGCGGGTTCAGGCCGTGCTTGGTCGGTACGTCGCTAGACAGCACCTCATAGCGCGCCGACAACGCTGGATTCCAAATCGAACGAGCGTACTGAGTAGATCGGCGCGATAGCGCCTTGCTGCGTAGCCGCATCTGCTTCGCGTCTTCGAACACGAGCGATGCCTGCCGCCGATCGGCCGCAGCTGAGTAGATCTCTGCACCGGGCTCACCGTCTGCAAAGAGCAGGAGCAGCGCGATAGCTGCACCCAGGAGAGTCTTGCCGTTTTTCTTGGCCACCGTGATAAACGCCCACCGATATCGACGCGTGCCGTCTTGTCGTTTCCAACCGAACAGGTCGCGGACTATCTGCTTTTCCCAGTCCAACAGCAGGAACGGCTTGCCCGCCCATTCGCCCTTCCAGTGATGACACAGCGTCTCGATGAACTCGACCGCGCGACTTGCTGCATCCTCGTCAAACCAAAACTCCTCAGCTTCGGCCACATCAGCCGATCAGCCGCAGTGCTGCGGCTTCCTCAGGATCGGCGTTGTCGGCATCGAGCTGTGCAGCGATCCGCGTGCGCGTCGCTGGCGACAGGCCGAACTCACCCGCTGCGTGGTACAGCTGCTTCATCGCGTTGTTGCGAATCGCCACCTCTGGCCGCTGCGCGACGTGGCCGCTGTCGTACGTGATCAGCATGCCGTCCTTGTTGATGATCCGCTGCGCGAAGCAGAAGTCGGACCACGACTGACAGTAACAGGTCAGTGCAGCGAGATCGACCTGCGCGACGCAACCGGTCGCGACCAGGAAGCCGACGATGCGCTTCCACTCCTTCGCCGCGTCGCCCTTCAGCAACGCTGGCATCCTCGGCGCAGACGTCGCGTGCTGCGGCTCGCGCTTGTTGAGCGGCCGTCTGCTCGGGTTGCCCTTTGCCCGCTTGATCGCGGTCGGCTCCGGTGCTGGTCCTAGTCTCGGCATGTCTGCTGTCCTCCCATCATCGGCTCCACTTCTTCTCGAAAGCTCGCGCCCAAAAGCAGAGCACGAACGCCAGGCAGATCACTCCGGCCATCGGCAGGCCGACCGCAACGAGCAGCTCGCGCACAGCCTGCGGCGTCCACGAGGACAACGGCAGCGAGCCGACTGTCGCCAGGGTCAGCACGGCCCGACTGACCCTATCTGAGATATGCGATTGCGCGCGCTCGTG